GTACTGTTTGGTATGAGTTTTTGTAGCTCTTCACCTGCTGATATTCTATCTACAAGTATTAGAGTATTGCCTGATTGTTTTACTGTGTTTAGTAGTTTGCCTATATATTCTAATCGTTCTTTGTTTGTGACTAGATACTTTAATTCATCTTGATAACCTCTGTGTGCTACAGTGTCAATAAGTTGTACAACATTAACATGACATTCTGCTAGCACACCTTTGTCTTGTAATTCCTTAGCTGTAATCTGTCCAATAACTGGACCAAGACTTGCATGAATACTTTCAAACTCGAACTTTTCTTTAGGAACTGTACCGGTTAGTCCCCAGCGAATAGGAGCGTTACGAAGATTGCGTGTGAGTAGATTTTTAAGAACTTCTGCCTTTGCTTGGTGTACTTCGTCAACAATAATGGTGTTTACACCCTCTAAAAACTCAGCAAGACTTAGTACTGCCGCGCCGTCCTTATGACGCTTGTCAAGAATGTTTAAACTTTGCCAAGTGCAAATAGTGTGTGTTTTTCCTAGTTGTTTTCTGTCACCGAAATAAACACCTACGTCAAGTCCGCAGTTAATATAATCCTCTTCGGTTTGTTCGACCAAGCTCTTGTTAGGTACAATGACAAGACTGCGACCATATGGTTCGCTAATATGGCTTAGTGTTGCTGTGGTAATAGTTTTACCTGCACCAGTAGCAATCTGTTGTAGGCTTTGTGGATTGGCAATAAAGTTGTTGATTGCTTCGACCTGATAGTCGCGAAGCATAATAAGTTCGCCTTCGGCTGGATGACCTTTTGGCCAACGCACGCCTTGGTCAGCCCAATAAGTTTCTGTAACTGGCGTAAGGTTTATTTGTACCGGTACACGACGGTCTTCAATGTCTGTGATATGAACGTTGTTCTTTTGTAAAATGTCAGAAATAACATCTAGATGATTAATGTATCCTGTGCCGCCGATTCCAAAAAATGCAACTTTGCCATCCCATCTACCCAGTTGATACTGAGGCATGTGCTTTGCGTAAGGTATCTCAAATTTAAGTGCGTTCGACAGTTTACGTCTTACGTCGACATCTAGCCCTTCGAATTTGATGTTTACTTCGTCTTCGATTATCAGCTTACAAGTTGCCATAGTACGATGCGTCCTTCATCAAACTTAATTCTTTGTCATGATACATAATTAGATCACAATAATCTTTAATATATATGTTTACTGTAGTATTAGAACGATAGCTGGTTAGTCCTAACGCAGTTATAGGACGCCATGCAGTTTTCAACAACAGCTTAGGTAATTTTGCTTTTTTAATATACACTATCTGTGTATTGTCGTCGAGCCAATTGTTTAACTTTTTTTCTCTAACAAACTCATTGAATTCGTTCTGAGAAGAATTACCTTCAACTCTAAACAATACAGTTTGATTTTCACTAGGCACAATTTCTTTTACAGCATTGTGAAAAACTGTCAATTGATCAAGACAGTTGACTTCATCTAGCAATACAAGTAATGGAAATCTGTCTAGATCTGACAAACATAGAACAACATCATTTATGCTATACTGATTAGGCGGTATTGCTATTTCCGCCGAAGGTCTGTGTACCACGTTGTGCAAAAGTCTATAATTTGACACATCAGGAATTTCTATGTTGTCAAGTACTAACCCAAATCGTTTTCTTCTGTCAAACAGTTTTAAATCAGTTACACAATTGTTTAAGTTATCAACAATGCTTGTAATTGCATGATCCGAAATATTAATAAAATTATGATTTTTGTAAGTCGGAATGTAATCGTACTTGTTAGTTGAACAAATCATAATTTCGTTATAATATTCTAGCAGCTCGTTATCGATAACAAACTGTTTATTAATAAAAGATTCCACAACTTCTTTAACTACTGGCTCGGTTAGTTTAAACTGGTGAACATGTGTGCCTTTAGCATGAGAGTAAATAGATCTAAACTTGTTAGCAATTTTTTCAATTGTAACAATATTCTTTTTACTAAATGGAAATCTTACTTCTATAAATTTTTTATCTAGTGAGATTTTAACATACTGCTCACGATTTATTTCTCTTATCGAAGAACGTAGATGTTCTACTACTTGATCAACACTTACGTTGATTTGTTCGAACTCTTCGGCATAGTTTTTTAACTTTTCTTTACATAGTGCATATTGTCTATCAGTTAACGCTATACCTCTATACACTTGTCTAGAAATACTAGACAGTATATCTTTATCTTCTGTGTTAACAGTAAAGTGAGGTAGTGCTGCACTTTTGTCCACGTGCATTACGTACTCTAGCAAATCTTCGATTGTTTTCATAGTTATATTAATAACATATTACAATTTTAAAGTCAAGTATTTCAACGGGATACCTTGAGAAATTTCCGCAATTGTCCATTCTGTATATGCGTAATCATTTAACCATTGTTGCCTATCTGGCAAATGAGGATTGTCTACCATTAACAAATGCGAACATGCTACATCAAACGCTAAACTATATGGACTAACAAACGCAGGTACACCATTGATAATACTGTGTATTCCTGGATTACTACTCCAGCTTACAGTGTATTTTACATTAGCAAAGTTCATATCGAAGTCGTCGTATGTTCCCGATATCTGCTTTGGTTCTTGCCTATAAACATTCTTGTATTGACGTTCAATGTCTGAAAGTCTGCATCTCGGATGCGGTCGAAATATAATAGGATAGTTGTAATGCATTTGCAACTGTTCAATTGTATCCATTACCCACTTGCTCATAGGTGGCATGCCTTGCCACTGTAAACTTTTATCATGCTGTCCACAAATTAAAATATACTCACCATCTTGCTGCCAGGGTTTTAATTCTAATCCTAATTTGCGACTGCGTAGATCATCCATGCCACTAGGCCCAAAATAAGCATTCCTATTAATTCCATTTAACCCTATCTTCCATGTTGTTCCGCGCTTAATGCCACCAACTTCCAGCACAACAGTTGGCTTTCCGGTTATTTTGTTTTTTTCCCAAATGCCTCTGTTCGGAGCCATTCTGCCATGAAACAATACGCTCCATATAACATCTACATCGCTATCAGTAGTATTATCTGTGCATGTAAATCCTAACGAGTGTGCACCTTTTCTAAATGCATCAAATACAGGAGACGAGTTAAGTGCTCCATATTGTGTCCATAAACTAAACTTCATTGTTAAATATTCCTATAATATATTTAACGAGGACTTGCACGTGGTAAAAATTTCTGTAGTATCGACATTTCATAAACCTGTTCTAGAATTGTATGGACAACGTTTTTTGGATAGCTTTAGTAAAAATATAGATACAAAAATCGAACTGTTCTTGTATGCAGAAGATTGCACCCCTGTAGTCAACGACACTCGTGTATTTGTGCTAGACCAGAAAAAAGAACTTCCTAAACTAGTTGCATTTAAAGAACGATGGAAAAATGTTCCTAAAGCCAACGGAATGTGTCCACCGGAAATTAAAGTGCGTAGACCTAAAGATTGGAATAAAGAATTTAAATGGGACGCAGTACGATTTGCAAATAAAACTTATGCAGTGTTTGATGCTGCACGTCGTTGTAACAGTGACTGGCTGATTTGGTTAGATGCAGATACATATGTACATTCACACGTAACTAACGAAAATCTAGAACAGTTTACTCCTAACAACAGTTGGTTAAGTTATTTGGGTAGAGGCAAAAAATGGCCTGAATGTGGATTTTACGGAATCAATTTAAAGAGTGCAGAAGGTCAAGAATTTTTAAAAGAGTTTGAACGGGTATACGAAGATGCCGAAAACGGTATATTTAAAATGGAAGAGTGGCATGACAGTTTTGTGTTTTTTGAAGTTTTAAAGAAAATGCAAAAACAATTTCCAAGCTCGTCAGTTTATAATATAAGCGGCAATTTAGTTAACGGCGAAGGACATCCTATGATTAATAGCGACTTAGGAAAATACTTTGATCACTTAAAAGGTGACAGAAAAACTACCGGAAAAAGTAATAAACCTAAAGATTTAATTGTAAAAAGAACTGAAAATTATTGGCAATAATTTCTCATATGGCGCCAGCAGCTACCGTCTTCTAATTCACTAAACTTCCAGTGAAACATACTAATTCGTTCAAGCCAACGTTGCCTGTCAAATGTAACAGGTGATTCTATATATTTAAAATCATCATTAGAAACTTCTTTGCACTGACTTTTTTGTGGATCAGTTAAAAAACAATTATAACCTTTTATTATCGGACCAACTACTGCACTGCTGTTGTGATTAACAACACACCACGCATTATCTAGATCTTGTTCTAATGGTTTGTCAAATGCACTTATTGTTACGTTTTTAAAATTTTTAATTTTGGTAAATTTAGGATGCAAATACTTTGATGCGTTTTTGTCTCCTGGATGAGCTCTTATTACAATAGGTCTGTCACTGTTATATCTTATTTTTTTAATTGTATCTAACGCCCATTGTTGTACGTCTGTACCTGTCATGCTCCATCCGCCGTTGCGCTGAAGCATTAGTAAGATATGAGATCCGTGTGTCTTGTTATCTTCTAATACAATTCTTGTATCTTTACTAATCTGCTGCCATCGAGTTGGGTCAATGTCTTGATCACAATAGATACCAGTGTTTGGAAAGATTCCATTAAAACTATATCTTAAATAACCATGGGGATTTATTTTATCGTTATATAAAAATAAATTTGCATCTGCACACACAACATGTTTTCCGCTTGAAACTTGTGTGTGTATTATATTGTTTCTTAATTTTAGATGTGCAGAACTTATATCGTTATGCACCCAGCCTTGTATCACTGCAACTTCAGAATCTTCTAGTTGATCCGTATTATTAATTTTTCCAACATCGCCGACTTTATCTACACCTTTGATAAATTTAAAAAGCAAATCGGTTTTTTGTTTGTTGTTATTTTTTGCCGGAACAGTTTTTAAATAACTAACTACCTTCATTTAATATGCTCCATGCAAATCCGTTTAGCATTTCATTAGAAGTAAACTGGCAATAAGACAAGTGTGCTGCAAATCTGACAGTTTCTTGTTTGGTAGGCAAATATAAATTGTTAATGTCTTTAAGAGCAGTGTTGCACAAAACAGAAGCAGCATTTGGTGCTAATGCGATAGCCGGTACACTGTAGAGCAACGCTTCTGTAGCTGCAATGCTGTTAAATGTAACCAAACAGTATGCATCATCTAACGCATCCCAAATTGTATTAGTTGTAACCCGTTCGGAACGATTTGGTTTGAGTCTTACTTCAATTGGTCGATTGGTATGTGTCTTGATCTCGTCAACTGTTTCAGCTAACCAAGTATCTAAATCTTTTTCATAAAACTTCATTACTTTGTCAGATGGCGGACATATTAAAATTTTATTGCCTGTTTGACCGTTTCTGTTTTTGTATTGCCAATTTAATTTTTTTAATCTATCAAGGCCTCTGTCTTTTATTGGTCCTAAATTTTGCAGTGCATTTTTAGTAATACGATGATAGTCCTTTTTTGTACCGGGCTGAATATATCCAGAGTCGATAGCATAAAAATCTATTTTATTTCTTAAACAATATTTTATGGCTTTTTGACCGCCGCCGCCCAGCCCCCGAATTACCAGTGTGTCAGTAGTGCCGTTTTTTAACACAAAGTCACTTATGCTTCCACCAGAACCCATTATAAATGATTGCAAGTAAGGATCGTATTTTAATCCTTTAGCTTCGTAGTTAAATCCGTCGGATGCAATTGCTGCAATTTTTATTCCCATGAATGCACTAACTTCTTTCTTTAATTCTGTGTCGTCATAAATCTTATGTTCAGGGTCGACTAATGTATTTAAGTATAGCTTTAATATAGATTTTACATTCTTTGTAAACGGTAAATCATCAATTGTTTTGGGTCGTTCTAATTCTCTTGTGAGGTTTTTTTTTGAACTTCTAAATTATTTTGTAAGTATGTTCTTTCAACTTGATACCAATCACTTGAGTATTCGCAACTTTTGTAATCATCAAACCAAGGTCCGCCTTCGGTGTAATGAATAAGTTTCGGCTTACCATCTTTGGGTTCGGTGTACCATCCTACTAGCCAATTCCATTCGTGACTGATCTTACCTATATGTTTGTCGTGAACCCAACTAAATCTGTGAAAATACGCACCCGTCTTTGCCTCGTTATTAATAAGTGTAGGTGTTAATAGTTTGTTACTAGGATGTTCGCAGTTGATTAACATCATACTTGACCAGTTTTTTCTTGGATACAACGTTTGTCGCTGCCCGTCCATTTTGGTAACTTCTGTTGGTATATAATTATGTTGGGCACACATAATAGCATACTTGTCGTCAATCTGATCAAACAACTCTTTTATATCAGCAACTGCTAAAAAGTCGCAATCTATAAACAGCGCCCAACCGGTGTAGTTATTAAGATATGGAATAAGAAATCTTGTGAACGTAAACTCTGTGCTTGCAAGTTTATCAACTGGACGAGTGTAAATGCCTTGTTTTCTAAGTTTGTTTTGTTCTATTGGAACGATCTCGACTGGTACAGAAGCGTGTTGTTCGATACTTAACTTTGCAATTTGATATGCAATGTCTTCTCTACTATCCCATCCGATATAGATCTTTAATGGTTTAATCTCGTCGCTCAATGTCATTCTCCGTTAATTCTTTGCCCAGCCACACTTCAATTACTTTGGCAGTTTCGTTTCCGATATTTATAGCCTTGTGCCAGTATGCAGTCGGTATGTCTATACTGTCTCCTGGTATTAGTGTCTGTTGAGTCTTTCTACCCTGTCTGTCTTCAAGTACCATTACAATTACTCCGCTAACAACATGCCAGTGTTCGGATCTTTTAAAATGTCGTTGATCGCTTAATGCTTTTCCTTTTTGAAAACTCAGCTCTTTTACTTGCCATTCGCCGTTGCTATCAAGTACTTTGTAAGATCCCCAAGATCTTTCAGTCTCTGGTTTTTCCCAGTTTTTTAAAATCCAACTGCTTGAATTCTTCTTATCATTGCCGCCGACTTCCCAGGCAAATTTAACTCTTGGGTGAGTTCCGTATTTGATAAATTCTGGTATATTTCCAGCATTGCGATCACCGCCGTTGGCAACAATAATTTTTGCGTTAGGATTAGAATCTAAGATATACTCGATGCATTTATTACTACTACCTAGTTCGTCATCATCAAAAGATAAAACCAAGTCTACTACCTTTAGATTACTCACGATGTTTGCTCGTTCTTCAAATGGCATAAACGGTCTGCCTTTTTTGTTAACAAGCCAGCTGTCACTGTTTACACCTACCCATAGTTCATCGCCGAGCTTTTTAGCTTCGTTAAAATAAGCAATATGTCCGCTGTGGATAGGATCAAATCCTCCGGTTACTAATACTATTGTTTTCATAAAGTTATTTAATAATTACCAGCCAAAAATATAGTCTTTTCTGATATTGGTAATTTCTTTTGCACCTTGAGTTTTTAAATAAGTACCTGCGCAGTATTCTGTATCAGGATGTTGTTCAACAATAATTATAGGCTTGTATTTTAAAATAGTTTCGATGCCACCTTTTAATACTTCTAATTCGTATCGTTCACAATCAATTTTAAGAAGTCCAAACTTGGGTAAATTCAAGTCATCTAAACGTTTTATGTCGATAGATCCGTAGCCTGTTTCGCTAACATAACTACTACCAGTGTTTTCGGCATCATAAATCATTTCTACTTTATTGGTTATGTTGCCCAGCGCATGTTTATGTATTTCAATGTTTAACCCTTCAACATTACGCTCTAAACAACTATATACTTGCTCCAATGGCTCAAATGCAATAACGTGATTAAACACTTTTGTTAAAGGTTTTGACCATAATCCAACATTGGCGCCCACATCAACTACTATATTAAAATCAGTTACATACTTATATGCTTCGTCTCTAACATCATCTTGGTATTCAGGAGGTCCACCGTTTTTAACACGCTTGGCAATCAGTCTTTCAAAATGGCTGTCAGTGTCTGGCATCCAATAGTCGTAAACTTTTTTCATATCGAAGCGTCCTCCATACCGGCAACTCGTAACTTTACGATGTTGGTTAATTGCCATTGTTTTTGATCTAATGCTTTAAGAACGCCTAGCCATTTATTGCGCACTAATGCAAATTCATTAATAATTTTTTCATAGTCGACTACATCTGCTTCGCCGTCTACATATTTTTCAACATCGCGACTGCTTAATGCACGTTGATAATTTTCAAGATATTTCTTAAAAAAGCTGCTGCGCAATCTACGTAATTCAATGTTCAAATACTCGAGAATAGCTTCTAACTCTTGCAGTTGATTAAATCGGTGTTCTACGATACCAGGCATATTAGCGGCAGCTTTTTCAATACTGCCGCTAATTTGTACTTCGTTACGAGCTGACACAAGTTCGTCTTGAAAGTATTGTATTGCTTCCGGAATTTGAGAGATATCTCTTGATACTCTACTATACCATCCCATTAGTCGTCCTCTTCGTCGTTATACTCAGAATCTAAATCTAAATAATAATTGATAGCATTATCGAGATATTTGTCTGTACCCGATACTTCTTTAAATGTAATATCGTCTACACCATAATCTGCTAGCAAGTCGACAAACTTTTCTGCTGCTAGCTCGACATGTTTTTTGTCCAAGTACTCTTTAAAAAGATTCCAAATGTCTGCAATTTGGCTTTCATCCATTACAACTACTCCTCGATGGTATCCACAACTTCTTCGTTTGTGTTCTCGATATTTACCTCGACTTGCTTTTTATTGGGTAAATCCGACATTACCATTTCGAGTAGTTCTCCTGTCCAGTTTTTACGATACTCCAAAGTTTCAATACCTTCGCTGTCAGTGTATTTGTAACGGTTTCCTTGTTTCTCAAGAACACCCCATTTTTCAAACATGTCAAACAATCCACTGTAAGGATCCATGCCAGTCTCATATGGAATTTTTACTTGTACACCTTCAAACGGTTTTGCATAACGTGTTTTCATCACTTTACATGCAGCACGAATACCGTTTACTTCACTTGTCTTGTTGCCATCTTCGTCTTCTTTAAGCTTCAACTTCTTCATTGCTACTACCATCGACGATGCGTACACAAACCCCGAACCTCCTGAAATTTTATCATCAGGATCAAACATATCTTGCGATGCATAAGTGTGGTTAGTAACAACCATACCCACATTGTATGAACCAAACATGTTAACACAGTTAGTCACAAGTGCTTTAAGTGCTTTAGCCTTACGACCCATGTCACCTTTCATGTCACCTGCTTCGAACTGGTTGACTTCAGTAGGAGTCATAAGCATACCAAGACTGTCAATGACAAACAGCACCTTGGGACGATCTGCTTCATTCATGCTGCGATAATCGTCCATGAATGTTGAGATAGTTTTAGCAACATCATCGATCATTGCCATGTTGAGTTTGAGGATTTTTTCTTCGTTAGTATCAACGCCTAGTGCTTGCAGCCAACTTTCGTCAAGTGCGTTTTCCGAGTCAATAAGAACAACAAAAATACCCTGTTCTTGTGCGTGTTTTACAATATTGCCAGACACAATGTAAGACTTACCTGCACCCGACTCACCGGCAAACACACTTACTTTGCCTAGCGGAATACCTTTTTTAAAGTCACCACTAAGCAAGTAATTAAGAGCATAGTTACCAGTGCTGATCCAATCAGTTGGGTCGTTAAACCCTGCACTCATTCCTTTGATACTCTTTGTTAGCGAGTTTCGGAATTTGCTTGGATCAAATGCCTTTGTTGCCATGCTTATTCGAGCTCCATTCCGTTGTATTCTTTAATGAGTGCAAACAGTTCGTCTTCTGACGCACACATCACTTTTACTGATTTCCAGTCATCTTTTTTATCACGACCGTTGATTTCTACCATCCATCCGTTATCGTAACGGTTAACAGAGATGTTATCATTTACTTTAACTAGCTTGTTAATTTTTGCCATTTGTTTATCTCCTAATATAAAAAGCAATAACGGTTATAGGCGTGCTTTGAACACGCCTATAATATTGTTTTTACCCGTTCTGACGAGCACGAATTTTTGCAAGAATATCTTGTGCGCCAGTAGATGCTGTATTAGTTACAGGTGCAGGCTTAGACACAGGTGCTGCGGCTCTAGCTGCTTCTTCATTTGATTTAAAACCAATGTCATCATCTTCGTCATTTACAATGGTTTTAGACGATGCAACAGGATCTCCAGTACGAGCTGCCATGCCGCTAGGACGGAAATATTGGCTCCAACGATCTGCATCGTATGCTTCACCGTCAACTGAAGCTTCAAACATTTCTTTAATGACTTTAAGCTCAACATCTGTGGGCTTCTTAGGAAGGAAGTCACTGAGGTTATACAGTCCAAACTCGTTAATTGCTTTCATTTCCGAATCCGACAACGGACGGTCACGACGAGCCCAGTTGCTTGCACCATAGTCTGCATAGCCACCTTTAGACCCTTTGTTAAGACGGAAGTCAACACCAGCAGTGTAATCTGTTGGTAGTTCTTCCATGTCAGGATCCATAAGTGCTGCTTTAATAAGCTGGAAGATTTGAGGACCGATGATAAAACGTCGAATCGGATTATCCGGCGTAGTATCTTCTTTGATCGGATTGTCAGATACAAATCCTTGGAAGAGGTAACTACGCTTTTTCCAATACTTGCGTCCTAGATCTTCAAGAGTAGGATCTTTAAACCACGGACGAACTTCGGTAAGAATTGGGCAAGATTCGCCATACATTTCCATGCACGGAACTTGTACTTGAACAGGACGTGACTCGGTTTCTCCTTTTACTCCTGCAAAAGGAAGTTTAATCATTGCACGTTCTACCCAAAAGAAGTCGTTTGAAGTATTGCCATCTGGAAGAAAACGAATGGTTGCAGTTTGGCCTTCTGCCATGTTCCAGAATGGATAAATTGCGTTGTCGCCGCCGGTGTTTTGATTATTACCGCTAGAACGTGTTTCCTGTTCTTTAAGTTTCGCGCGGATTTCTGCTAATGATGCCATAGTATTGCCTCCTTGTTATTGCCTATGCATTTGTGCCTTTAATGTGTAGCACAGTTACTAAACTACACAATATTATTTATCTTGTCAAGTATTTTTTTTAATATTATTAAGGTGTTAGCGAATCATAGACCCGCTAACTGTTTTATAATTTCTGTTTGTGGATAACGAGAATTTAATGTTTCTTGTGCGTTACGTTTAGCAACAGTTGCCTCAACTTTTTGAATAAATTTAGCAGCCGGCTTTACATATTGTGTACCGTAATCTTTTTCTACCATAGTAAGAACTGCTGTTGGGCCTTTTGGAAATGTTCCGTTTTCTCTGTCAAAGTAAGACAGAATGAACTCTCCAAGTGGTGTCTTTGGCTTTTCTTGAGACATGCTCATTGGTGCTGTCATGGTGCTAGATGGGGTATCTGCGTTATCTTTCATTGACTCTGGCTCATCTATATATTGGAAGTTTAGTTGTTTTAATGTTCCCGAATCGCCTGCGTCAATGTATGCGCCTAATCTTTTTAAGTGATATGCTGCGTCTTCGTCGCCTTGTTGTGCTGCTTGTTGTAGAGCTTGTCCTAATGGTGTATTTGTCGGATCTGTCATCTTCATTGCGCCTAATCCGGTTAGTCCTAACAATGCAAGCATTGCTAATTTGCTTTTGAAACCTTCACCAACATCTGCTTCGCGGCCTGCTTGTGCATTCATTTCAATCCACTGCATTAGCGGATATAATGTGTTTACAATCTCGTTACCAAACGCTGCGTTTTTGCCACTGCCTGGTTCACGCTCCATACTTTTAGCTTTCTTACGCAATTCTATTACAGGTCTGATAACTTGTTGGAATTTAGGATTACTAGTGTCGGCATTGGCGTCTAGCCATGAAATAACGTCGTAAACATCATTGGCATATTCGCCTGCAAGATTACCATCGTATGTACCTTGACCTCTTTCAATACTTTTGCCTATCATGCGTAGATTGCCTAGTACTGCTATAGCGTCTTTGCTTGTGTTAATATATGCTTCTTCTAACTCTGCTTCGCTAACTTTTACACAGTTATCTACACGCTTGCCACCTTTCATTTTGGTGCCCATACGCTTGTAGCCTTTCCAGCATACTTTGCCGTCAACACCTTTTTGCTTTTCTTCGCTGAGTGTACGCCAACTTGGATTGCCACAATCTTCACACACATGATCACTAAACTGACCCATTGTGTCTTCAAACGCTTGTTCTAGTTCAAACTCTTCTTTGGTTTTCTTTTCTGCTTTGCTGTACTTGTCTTTTAGACGGCCTAGTTCTTCTTGACTTGCACCTTCACGACCTGCTTGAGCAGCTTTCTTCATGTATTCTTTGCCGTGCTTTTTGACACCTGTATAATACTGTAAACCGGATTCATCTATTAGATCGTCTGGTCCAAGTTCTTTGGCTTTTGTTGCTTCGCCTACTAGTTTATAAATGTATGGAAATACGTCTTTGAGTTCTTCGTTGAATTGTTTGATAGTAAGCTGGTCTATCCAATTTTCAGAAACGTCATCTGGAACATCTTCTACAACCGGTACTGTGTAACTCGATACTGCTTCCGAATAATATGATGGTTTTTGTAGATTTTGAATTTCTTTTTTAATAGTTACAACACGCTCTTTTACAATGCCTACATAATCTGCCAATCCTTCGGCTACTACGCTACTGCGATTTATGTATTGGCTAAACTTGCGTAGTTTTGAAATTTCTTCTGAAAGTCCAGAAATGTATTTTCCGAAATCGTCGTATGCATTGCCGCCTTCACTAACATGCATTGCCATTGCTCTTGCACCGCTTAGGTGTTTATATGGATATTTAAAACGCTCACCAGTTGGCGACTCGATATAAATTGCATTTATTTTTTGTGTTCTTCCTGTAGCACTTTCTACATTTATAGGTGCAATATGTTTAATAGCTAGTCTAGCATTTCCAATACGCTGATAACTTGTTTTATTTGTGCCATACATTTTAGATTCGGCCATGGTTTCATCTCCGGAAGTTTTGTTTGCTAAGAACGAGTAGTCTCGTTTTGTTAAGTTATTTTTGTTGATATCTCTAACATCAAAGTTCATCATATTTTTTTTGGCAAATAGTCTTAATTCTTTTAAAAAGCTATACCAGTTATTTTGTATATCTTCAGTTTGTCCTGATGCAAAGTCTTGCGACATGATTACTGTTAACCCGGTATCTTCGCTGATATTAACACTGACTTTGCCTAAGTCCACTCCGTCTATCATGTAGCTAAAATCAAAATATCTTGCTTCTTCGGGTATGTTGGTTACAGTACCGTCTTCGTCGCCGATAGTAACGTCTGAAAACCGTCCTCTGATTTTATTAAAAAGATTATTTGCTACATAACTTAAATTTTTCATAAAGTATTTATCAATAATTTGAACTTACAAAGATTGGCATGGGCAGTTCATATTCTTCATCCGATTGCATTTGACTAAAGGTGTTGTAAACATTTGGATCCCAGTCCTTCATAACGCTTAGTATTCTTAATGCAAGTAACATAGAACTTATTAAGTCGTCACTTTGACCAGATTTTGCTTGAAAACTGCTGCCCGTTGCAATAAAAGTTTTTAATTCGCTTATAAACGGTTTACTTTTTATAATAAGCTGATCGTTTTCAATCATTGTTTTTAATCTCGAACATGCAGTAATTTTACTACTGTGTGTTGTATTAAATCCTTTTCTGAATTTTCTTACATGCCCTTTTCGCATGGGTTCACTGGTAAACAGTCCTGGAATGTTTTCTTCGCCGAAGTCATTTATAACAAGTAATGCAGCTTCGCCTAAGCCGTTGTTCTCTACGCTCCAGTATATATTGCTGCCGCCGCTTTTGCACTCATCAGATATGTATTTGCAAACATCTTTTAATACTCTAATTTGTCCAGGTATACTAGTTGTATTGTGTTGCCATTCGCCGACTTGTTCGTATGTGGGAATTTCTACAATTTGTATTGCAGCGTTGTCGCCTCCGGTGCCCATGCTAGGATCAAGTGCAACAACATAACTGTACTTTGCATTTGGCTTTTTATACCATCGAGTTTGCCCCATATTTAATACAGGAGAGTTTCCTTCCATTACAGCTAACTTAATGGAATTTATTAACGTTTCGTCGTAAACTAAGAATTCGCATCCATATTCACGACGGAACTTTTCTTCGCCGATACGACCAATCTCTTCAGATTTCCATTCTTCGTCTCTGTCAGGATGTTCCCACCAATCGGCACGAAATGCATGAAAGCCATTAATACCTACATCTTGTTCGTTTCCGTATTCATCAAACTTGTTTTCTGCTTGTTTCCAAATAGTAGCAAATGTATCTTCGTCTGAGTTTGGTGTGCTAGTAATAACAGCACGACCACCGGTTGCTAGAGTAGGAGAGATTGAAGTCCAAAATTCTTCTGCAATGTTAGGCTGCACGAAGGCAAACTCGTCGCAGTATAATAATGAAATACTCATACCACGTCCTGTGTTTCCGGTAGTTGTTTGACTTACAATACGAGATCCGTTTTCAAATTCAATAGATCCTTTATTGTAGCTTGTAACACCTGCTCTAATGTAATCTGGGCAAGTTTCGTATACATATCGAACTCGTGCCATAATTTCTTGTGCACCGGTATATTTGTGTGCAGCAATAAGAATTGTTTGGTCTGGATGAAACATTGCATACCAGCAAAGATAAATTGCTGCACAGGTTGTTTTGCCTGTTTGTCGAGGCATCATGTTGATATTAAAACGGTAGTTGTGATAACTGTGCAATAACCTTAATTGATATTCATATGGATCAAATAACAATTTTCCTTTTACAGGATGCTGTATGTGTGCAAAATGTTTTGCAAAGTACAGATATCCATCATTAGGATCCATACACTGTAACAAATCTTGAATCTGCTCTTCTGAGTATGTTTCTTTTTGATTTGCTTTTTTAGTTATAACGCCGTCTAAACTTTTTCCCATGACAATATTTAGTCAAGAAAATAGCGCCCGAAGGCGCTATTTGATATTTAAAATTTTACTTTTTAAAAGGCGTTTTTTTCTTATCAGCAACTGCTTTTTTCATTGGCTCTTTTTTGTTGCCATCCTTGTCCATATCAAGGAAGTCTGGTTTTGCAGCTTCTTTGACTTTCTTATCAGCAACTGCTTTTTTCATTGGCTCTTTTTTGTTGCCATCTTTGTCCATGTCTAGGAAGTCTGGTTTTGCTTTCTTTTCGTTCAATGCACGATAAAGACGATCTTTGATACTTTCGATTGCCATTGGGTTATCGCCTGCTGCTGCCGGTTTATACATTTTCTTTTCGCGATTTAGTCCGCCTGATATGGTTTTAGTCATATATTCGTGATCTTGGTATTCTTCGTCTGGTTCGTTTGCCCAGTCTTCAAATGCTTCTTCTTCGGCTTCCATGTTGTCCATAGACATTGCCATAGTAGGCGATCCTGATTCAATGTTTGCTAAAGCTCTCATAATATCTGCCATGCTGTTTCCAGTAACACTAATGTTTACATTAGATGCTGATTCTTGCGGCATCATTCCACATTCGTTTACTGCTGATTCTGTTATGACTGATTTCTTTTCAACGGTATCAAAGCCTTTTAAAATTTTTAGCATATCTAAGTCTGACATTGTTAACTCCCAATTGTACTTTTGTTGTTGTTTGGTTCCGTTTTAGCTGCTTCGACTTTGAAACCATCATTACCTGCACGTTCTTTTTTTGCAGTTTCTAATTCTTTGAGTAAGTCCATTACTCTATTATTTCCTACTGACTTTTGAGCACTCTCGCCGCCCATATCTTCTTTTGTTAGTAGTGATTCGTATTCAGTTGATTCGTTTTCTTTAGTATCTAATTCAAGTGGACTGTTAGGATTTCTTACAACGATGTGTGATGCAGGAACTCTGCAAACAGTACCTAAATATTCTTTCAACACAAAGTCAGTTGTTGGATAAGATAGCTCAACTTCAAAGTAAGTTACTGTTGAGTTTGAAATGTTCGGAAACTCCAGCGGACTTTCTTGTATAGGTGTTGTTTTTGTTTTTTTGAAATTGTTAACTTGGAACTTTTCTAAAGATGTTTTTAGAATATCCTCAAACCCTTCGGGAAGATCTCCTGCAACTCCGATTTTCCAGCTATACGTTTTTTTGCTTTCAGCAATGTATTTTTTTAAATCTTTCATGGTGATACCTTAACTTTATATTATTTATCATTTAAGTTTTTTAAAGTATGTTTCAAAGGGTTCAACAGGGTTAACAAATTTCTCAAAACTCATGTCAAAATTGTCGTGCTTGATCCAATACTTTATGTTATACGACAATATTTCATTGTTTTCTCTAGACAAATAACAATTTCTTTTATCTATGTACTTTCTAACACTGTCATCATTTATACCGTAGTGTGCATTTTCTTTTTGTGTTATTTTTTCTAGATTTTTTGTTTCTAAGAACAATGTGTCGGGTCTAATTCGTTTAACTTCGTTTATCATTAATTCGCGTATAAATGCTTCTTGTTCGTTGTTGTGAATATAGGTAAAATAGTTTTGTGCTGCTTGTAAAACTCTTATACCCTTTAACCCAGGGTCATAATATCTAGGTGCTTTAATTTCAATGTCAACTGTACTTTGAGATAAGTGTTTGCCGTATGTTATTGGATATTCTTCACGTGTGGTTAGCACACTTTCGTTTGGCAAAAATAATATTTTTGTGGACGGAATAATAAAAATAATTTTTTCAAACTTGTGTTGATTTTTTATAAAATTTTGTACAGCAAAAAATAAGTTACTTTCTGGTTCACAGTAATTTAGTATACCATATCTGCTTTCTAGAAGTTGTACCCACGACGGTGTTGTATTATCTTTATGCAAATATTGACCATACCCGTTGCCAAATATCCCAATTTCTGCTTTTAATATTTTAGGAGATTCTGCCGGCATCGGTGTATCGTTAGATATACGAGTGCCAACCACTTGTCTTGAAGATGTTATATTACCTTTAATGTATCGCATAGTTTATTTTAGACCTTTTAATCGTTCGATTAAGCTATTGCGATCTGTTACAACAAATCCTTCGCCTTGTGTAAATTGATCAGTGGAAGTTTCTTCTTTATCTAGCTTATCTTTTTTGAGCTGCAATTCTATCATTTTAAGTTTTTTATCTAATTTAGCAACTTTTGCATTAAGTCCTGTTTGCAGCATAGAGTTTGCAACTTCAAAAACTCTACCCGAATATCTTGCTTCGACGTTCATTCCTAAGTTCATTAAATCATCATATGCAGTTAATGCTTTATTTGCAATATCATTTAATTCATCATCTGCCATTTGCCCTAGGCCATTTACAGCAGGCAATGCCGCTGCAATTTTATCATACTCGGCAAGTTCTCTAAATGATTTTTCAGATTCGACTATTGTATTACTTTTTTCTTTTTTATTTTCTTTTTTGTGCAATTCTTTTGAATCTGGTAAATTTAATAAATCTTCTAATTTCTTAGTCATAATAGTATCCTATAATATGCTACTATTATTTATCTTTTTTTGCCTTGGTGGAAAATGTCTTCTTCACTTACAATTCTAAATGTAATGTTTTGCTGTTTGCACCATGCTCTAGCAGCTTCCCATTTGGCTTGATTTAATACATAGTGCGCCTGGTTGCTTTTACTGCGTCCTAGTTTTTCTTTAATGGTATGGTTTAATGGTTTTACTTCAATTACTTCTGCGTGTGATTTTCCATTTGCATCAACATACGAAATAAAAAAATCAGGAACATAAATTGTATATTTTCCTGTGAATGGATTTCTATAAGGAATCTTTATTGCTTCACTTGCCCATTTGTTTACATTTGGATGACTATCACAGAAACGCATAAATGCAAATTCCCAGCTACTTCTATATGTTGGTGTTCGGTTTCCTACATATTTGTCTGGGTTTTGTAGATTATACTTTCCTTGTGCAAATCTAGGCATTAGTATAAGATATTTCTTTTTTCAACGTAAGCAGTATTATCTTGCTCTTTGTAGCCTAGCTTGCTCAATCGAGAACGATTGGCATTTAAAATTGCAGCAACTAATCCATTTAACTGTAGCTTGTTGTATTTTTTTAATCCGTCGAGTAACTCAAATACGTTTACTTGGTCAACTTTGGCTTGTTGTAGTAATATAGTCGAAACACTTAACGCTGCTACCTCGTCAAATCCTTTGTTTTTGAAAAATCCTACAACAGCGTCAACTTGATTGCTAGGGTACGAAATAGGTTCGTTAAAATATCTGCTAAAAAACTCTTTAGTAGGGGTTGCACTATCTGTGATTTTGTTTAACGTTTGAATGCTTGACATGTTGATTCCTTTAGAACGATTTAGGTGCAGCTACACTTCTAGGACTATTACTTGCCAAAGACGGAAACACAGTGTTGTTTAATGCTTGCCCTGTTACGCCTCCTACAATAGATCCTAATTCTGATTGTATCTGTGTTGGTGTAATTTGCGATGCATTTGTAAGCAAGTTGCTTGTTTTTACAATTGATGATAAGATATTTCCGTTTTTAAAGTCGGAAATTATATTATCTACACCAGCAAGTATACCTTGTCTTCCAAATAAAGTAACAGCGTTTCTGTTTGATAACGGACTAGGAATCTTGTCATAGTGTGTTTCTGCAAATCCAGTCGGTGAACTACCTGGAACTGTGTATCCTCTTGCATATGTTACTGCTTCGTATTCGATGGTCATCGAGGTTTCGGTTAATTCGCCTGCACCTTGATCTACTCTGTCATGTTGCAATCCAGTTATGTAAGGATTTATTAAAGTAAATGCAGTGTACGACGATTTTCCGTTTTGTGGTGAAAACTGAAATATTTGTATATCTTTAAAAAAGTTTTGTTTTTTACCAAATCTGTCCAACCCAAACTTATTTGCTACAACAGTCGAGTTACCATATGCATTGTTTAATCCGCCAGGTGCTTTTGCAAACGGAGCATGAACTCCTCCCGGATTACCTGCTGCATCTTTTTCAACATAGTTCGGATCAGTAAAGTAATATCTAAAGTAAGTTTCCCAAAACAATGTTGTTAATCCGGCATTGTCATCGTGAAACGCTATGTTTATTGGCTGGTAATTTACTTTTGTTTGTACAATCTTTTTTCTGTTGTATTGATTAACTGTTTGAGTATCTATATTAAATTTTGGAAGATCTGCACTTTTTGCTAGAATGTTAATTTCTTTTTTATCTACTCCACCAAACAGTGGAGACATTAGCTGTTGTACCTCTGACTCTATATTAAACACAATATGGTAAAGGTGTTTGAATTTAGGTGCAAGTCGCATGTTGTTGTCAACATATAATCTTGCCGCGTGTTGGTAATCGCCTAAGTTACCCTTAGGTCCGCCAAAATTTATAAAGTTATCAAAGTATCCGTCGAATATTCCCATAATAATATTTATCTTACTAATTATATACGTACATAAAGATAAAGGGGGCCTAAGCCCCCTTAATGGCAATCTAACTAGTTTTATTGTTAACCGGCACCGGTTACAAAGGTTCCTAGTGTTCTTCCTACTGATGTTCCTACACCTGTTCCGTTTGGTGTTTGTACAGCGTTGTCATACTGAATAGTTAATGTAACTGTAACTGGTTCATTGTTAGCGTATGCTAATGTGTTATAGTTTGCTTCGCTAACGTAGCAACCGTATATTTCCCATGTATCAAGTACATTTGGAGTTAAAGCACCGTTGCCGCCATCTAGAATTTCAATTCTTGTTAAGAACTTGTAATCTTGACCGCTTGCAGCCGCAGCTTGTTCCATAAAGTCAAATTGCTTTTGTAGTTGTTCGCCTACTAGTTTTTGTACGTTGTTGTTTACATCTTCGCGTAGGTTTAGTGTAATTGGGTTCCATGTGTGCTTGCCAGCTAGATTAACTTTTGAATTGTACACTGGTATTTCCATGTTTTCAAAAGTTATCTGAGGTCTAGTAACATCCACAACCTGTTTTGTAAGTTCAGTAGTTGGAGTTGATACACCAAAATTCTCTAATGATACTCTAAAACGATATTGTAGTTTAGGCATTAAAAGGCCTTGAGAACTAGCACTATCGTTGGTTGCTAATGGAACCGAAATTTTGCTTAATGATGAGATTGCCATATAATAAACTCCTTATCACAAGTATTTATCATTTATAGGGGGAGTTTAGTCTCCCCCTATAAAACGACTTATAATCCTGCGATTTCTCCTGTGTTCTTCAAGCGTAGCGGAATGTAAATAAATTCAATTGCCTTTACTGGCTCGATTGCAATATCTACGTACAACTCGTTTCTATCTATTCTGTTTGGTGTGTTGTTTGATTCGTCACACACTACTAGATAGTCATAAATTGCTCTTAGTCCGATTAGCTCGACTAGTAAACTTTCAACTTGCTGTTTGATTTCGTCACGTGTGATTTTATCATTTGGTTCGAAAATGTATGGTTTCGCAAGTGTTTTAAGTTGACTGCGTAAGTAAATTACTAGTCTTGCAACGTTAATTCTGTCAAGCGCACTTGCATTTCTTGCACGAGTCTTTTGACCAAATACTACTAGTCCTGCACCATTTAAGAATGTAATTGGGTTTACATTGTTTTGGTATAGTGTATCTCTTTGACCTTCGTTTAGTGCAATACTTACAAATTCACCTTCAGCACTAATATAACCTGTTGCAGATGCGTTGGTTACTCCGCCACGTCTTGTACCAGCTGGTGCAAACCATGGATAAGCAACTTGGTCGTTAAGTGCTATAGTGCGTAGTACCATGTGCGATGCCGGAACAACAATGTTATTTCCTGCATTGTCCGATGTAAATCCGCTTGGGTAGTATACACCTAGGTATTCGTCGCGACTTACAAGACCGATGTCATTGTCTTCGACTGCTAAGTTAACGTTAGACGCCCAGTTACTAATTGCAGTTGTTGATGGTTGTAGTCTCATTGGACTATCGCCAACTACGAATGCTGTTAATCCACGATCGTAATTTAGACTAATCATTTCACCAATTAATTCTGGATATCCAGGAGTTGCAATTAAGTTAAACAGTCTTGTTTCGTCATCACGAGCTTCGTCGTTGTTGTTAACCGCTGCTTGTAGTTTTTGTACAACTACTTTACGTTGCGCTACACGACCGAACGCACCTGATCCGTCTTCGTTGTTAGCAGATTCAGTTACCCAGCGATTCGGATAGTAACTAGCCATTGACTGATCACTAAATCTGATATTTTCAGCGTTGACGTCGATATAATCACGCTCAAAGCGTTTTACGTTGAAACCACTTCTGCGTAGATTCCACAGTAGCATACCTTTTGGATACAGTGCAGGATCTGGTGCATCTGGGTCTAAGTAGTTGCTTGTTAGAAGATCAGCAATATCGCCTGCTTCGTCGCTGTTGGCACCTGCTGTATTATAACGAGCATCAGCAAATAGCACACCGGATTCAGTAGTTTGATCTGACTTGTCTAGTTGTACCCACTTGCTTGTTAATCCGTTATAGCGATAGATTCCAGGATAGTTTTCAGTGTCAGCAGTGGATATCCACAAATCGCCGTCAACTAAACTACTACCATCTGACTGCTCAGTCGGCTGAGTTGCAGCAACGATTGGTCCTAGCGGATCGCAGTCTGCGTAAGATGCGTTGAAGTTTTGATAACCGACCCATGTAGTACCGTTGTGAATCATTATATCCACTTCATCAACTACACTGCTATACCACAGTGCGCCATCTGCTGGTGTAGTAGTTGGTTCTGTTTCGCTTGCAGTATATGTTAGTGTTTTCCAAAGAGTAGCAACGTAACTTCCTGCTGTACCATCCGGAGCATCATAGAAGTTTGTTGTTGATGATGGATCAGTTGCATCATAAACTGCAAACATGTTTCCTAGTGGATCGCTTGTTCCGTCTACAAGTCTCATTTCACCGCCGGTTGCATGGCTTATAGTAATTCTGTTTTGTGAATCTACACTTGCAGTTACGTTAGTTAGTGCGGCTGCATTAATTGCGTTTGCAATAAGGTCTGCATCAGATACTGCGCCAGTTGACGTGAACGAAATAGTCGATGCGCTTGACATAGTTGCCGAATTCACTGTGCTTTCGCTTATTGTGAATGTCCACGAACCTGCAGGGAATGTGCTTGCAGTTACTCTAGAACTTCTAATGCTTGTAGCACCAGATGCGTTTCTTCTGAACAACTTAAATGTTGCTAGTTTAGCACTAGCACTATCTTCTGCTATGTTGCTTTGAATGTAGATGTCGCCTTCGACTAGATTTGCGCCGCCGCCTGCGTTATCTAAACTATAGATAGCAGCATGGTTTGTGTCATAAATCGGTGCAGGTATAGTGCTCCAAACTTCAGTGTCGGAACTGTAACGCTTTACACTCCACTTAGCACCAAGGTTTGGACTTGTGGTCTTAACCCATACTGATCCAGATGGACGTGGTTGTACATCGTTTGTTTTAAATTCTGGAACAGAAGTATGCGGAGCAATATTTAAACGTGGCGAATAATAATCGCTTTGTGCAATTCCTAGTAGTGTAAAGGTTGCGTCATCGCCGTAAATAGATAACAGATCGCTAGTTGATCCGTTATTATAAATTACTAGTCTGCTGTTTACAACGGCTGCACTTACACCAGTACCGGTCATTGCTGAGTTAATACTAGTTACCAATGACGACAATGTTGTTCCTGCTAATGTTACTGGTACTACACCCGAGCTGTCACTTGCTAAGTCAAAGTTTATAGTTCTACCAGTAACCAGTGTTGGGTTACTGTTTGTACCAGTAACAACTGGCCAGCTTGCTTTCCATGCAGCAGACCCTACTTCGACCCATACACCGCCCGAGTTTTTAAACCACATACGGTTTACATTTGTAACAGCAACAACAGCGTAATCGCCAACTGCACCTACGCTACCTTTTGGTGTGTAGTCTTCACCGTCAAAGTCAACAACCTTTGTTGTATCGGTGATTACAGTTGGAACTTTATTTGAAAAACTTTGTCCGCCTGTGGTTGTTCCTGCGGCACCGTTCCATTCAAAAATACCGTAGAACGAATTGTCAATATCGAACCAGTACGATCCGTTGGTTGGATCACCTGCTGTAGCAGTTGCACTTGCAGTAATAGCAGCTAAGTCAACGTCGGCTCTTACAATGTATGCTCTGTTTGATACACCTAAATATGAATAGGCAGCCTGCAAACCGTATTCGTTTTGCTCGCCGCCATGAATTGGATTGTTGTTTGCATCGGTATAAAATAACGGATCGCCAAATGTTTCAGATAATTCTCTTTGTGACGAAACCAAGTATACTTTATTTGCATTTGCTGCTAATGTACCGGGTGCTATGCCTGTATTACCCGGATTAGCTTTATTTTCTTTTGTAGCTACAAAAATTAAAGGTGTAGTACCTGGTTCAGCAGGAGTATAGAAACTCTCATCAATTACTGATACCTGTACACCCGGTGATACTAATGCCATTGTTTATTTCTCCTTGTGGATAGTTGTTGCTATTATTATTTAGCTTATATCCGGAGAATTTTGTGGTTTACAGGTAGAAAAATGCGTAGTTAAAGAATAAAAGACAACAGTTGTGTTGTATTAAATTCTAGATCTTGTAAACTACCATTGTTGTCTATTGTATAATCTGCCATCCATTGTTCCAAACTCATGCTGTCAGTTGATTCCAAAGGAAGGTGCATACTTCTGTCAACCCAAATTGCATAGTCAAATACTCCTGTATTTTTCATAGCAAAGAATTCACGTTTATTACGTAAACCGCAATAAATGTCGTGAGCTTTAAAAATTTCTTGACCTAACTTAGCTGCATCAGGAACATTATAATTGCAGATAGCATCATACCATTCTGCTCTGTGACTATGTCTGTCAGCATAACACTCTTCTTCATTATAATATCCATATTTGTCCTTTAACATGTCAAAGATAAAAAGTTTACTGCAAAACTGACTACTGCTTTCAAAGCTAAACCCGTATTTGTCTCGAAGTATTTCGCAGACTGTGTCTTTGCCATGTCGACCATGCCCAATTACAAGTAACTTTGGTAAACTCATTTATTCCTCGTGTTTTATCAATTTTCTTATAGTAACAAAATATAAGACTTTTGTCAAGAGTTATACACCGTACTTATTTGGTTTCTTTTTTGCCACAGGGCTTACTGTATTTGTACTAGCTGTTTCTAAACTTTTTGAGGCAGCAATCCTCTTTGGTGTAACTCCCATTAACTTACTTGCTAATGCAACAGTTTCGTCATCTTCAGGAACAAAGCTAACTTGTGTTAAATTTTCAGCCCACTCAGATTCTTGTTCAAAATCGGTTCCTTGTATGTCACCGTTTTGTAAAGCCCTTGCCGAAGCAACTGCAAGTCCGTATCTGTATTGCATATAAGGATCTGTGTTACGCAATTGTTTTTGTATAAACACACTTGGCAACGGATTAGTAACTCTTGCTGGCAGATTTTTTGTAGATCCGGTTAGCTTAGGTTCTTTTTGTTCCTGTATGATATCTCTTATTTTCATCTGTTATCCTATTAAGAAAGTATATCCAGTACCACCGGGTACTGCTGTAAATACTTCATTCTCTAATTTTTCTAACTCAGCTTGTGCTTCGGCTTTTAGCGATGTTCCATTAAGACTAGTTCCGCCTTGTGGACCTGCAATAGTGGCAAACTTTTCTCTTGCTTCTCCTAACATGTATTTGCAGGCAGCAAGAGTATAATCTTTAATCCATTGTTTAGCTAGATAGTCCTGTAGAAGTTGGCCGTCGGGTCTATAATTATATGAATATATCAACACTTCTTCGCCTGCTCTAGGGCGCTGTAACAGTGTTAGTCTTTTAGTAACAGAATTCCACGTAAATTCTATAAAACTACCAAACATGCGACCTACTAACTCTTGTTGTCCTGCAAATAGCTCGTATGTTGCAAGTCCGCCCATTCCACTACCTGCTAACAAATATGTGTTTGTATATGCTAGATTAAATGGTTCAAACAAACTGCTACCGTCACCTGAACCACTGCGTGATCCTACACTGCGTCTAAATATCTGTCTAACTTCGATAACTTCCGGAGGTAAAATATAAGCATTTTGGTCCTCAACGAGTTTTAATGATATGTAACTTTCTTCAACAGCGTGTTCACTGCGCTGGCGAAACCTGCTCAAGGCTTTGGTTAGAGCTGCTTCGTAGTGTACTGGATCTAGTTCCACATCAATCATGCCGCCGCCTAACATAGTGTGTACATAATCAAACACTTCTTGTTTTTGTGTGACTAAATTATTATCTACCATTTTGTGTTGTCTCCAATAGTATTTATCGTAACGATAAATATGTATATGCCTAGATTAAGTCTTTACCGCCCGAACAAAACAGCCGATTACGAATTCCTTGATAGAATTATCAACGAACAATTCAGCATCGGCGGAACCGACTTGTTTATACACAAGTATCTTGGAACCAAAAATCCATCCAATGAAAATGCAACCGCAGATCAACCTCAGTACGCTACAATAAAAGAAACTAACATTCAAGATATGTTATTTTTAGAAAATAGAGACAGAAAATACGATGCTGACATATATCGGATCCGCGGGGTATACAATGTTCAGGATAACGATTTTAATTTAAGTCAGTTTGGATTATTTTTAAGTAATGACACACTGTTTTTAACAGTGCATATAAACAGCAGTGTTAAGACATTAGGTAGAAAAGTCATGCCAGGTGATGTAATTGAGCTACCACATTTAGTCGACGAGTATGCGCTTAACGATTATTCAGTTGCGTTAAAACGTTTTTATGTAGTAGAAGATGTAAACAGAGCATCCGAGGGATTTAGCCAAACATGGTATCCGCATTTATACAGATTAAAATTAAAACAAATAATTGATAGTCAAGAGTATAAAGATATACTCGATTTACCTGCAGGAGATGAAGCAGGAAATACATTAAGAGATGTACTTAGTACGTTTGAAATTGATATGCAAATCAACAACGCAGTTATTGCACAAGCAGAAGCAGATGCAGCAAGTAGTGGATATGATACTAGTCATTTTTATACATTACAAGTTGATGAACGAGGTCATACGGAATTAATAACAACAGATTTAACTACGCTAGATGCATCGACACAAAATGAGTTAGCAGATAGAGTAAATCAGACACCCGAACGTAGTGGGTATTCGGGATATCTACTTGGCGACGGTTTAGCACCAAACGGTGAAGCATTTGGTAGCGGTATTACGTTTCCGTTAAATTCAACAAAAGGCGATTATTTTTTAAGATTAGATTTTATGCCAAATAGATTATTTAGATTTGACGGAACTCGCTGGGTTAAAATGGAAGACAACGTAAGAACAACACTAAGTAATACAACAACTAGAAACACACAAAAAGGTACGTTTATTAATAATATTAACACAACTACTGTGTGTGATGATACAGTCGATGAAAGACAGAGTTTGTCAAAGGCTCTTAGACCAAAGGCAGATAATTAATGTGTAAAAAGAGCTTGGATGGATAAAAAATAATGAGTTTGCATTTTTATGACGGACAAATAAGAAGATATTTAACTCAAATTATTAGAATGATGAGTAACTTTTCGTACAAAGATGGAGACGGTGACTTGAGACAAGTTCCGGTAACATACGGCGACCTGACTAGACAAGTTGCTAGTATTATGAGAGATAATTCTGAAAACAAAATACCCAGTGCTCCTCGCATGGCAGTTTACGTTACTGGTTTAGAAATGGACAGAAGTAGAACCAGTGATTCGTCATATGTTAGTAAAGTTCACATTAGAGAACGTGCATATGACACTAGCGGAAACGAGTACTTAAATACCCAAGGCAAAAATTACACAGTTGAACGTTTAATGCCTACTCCTTACAATTTAGCAGTAAGTGTTGATATATGGACAACTAATACAGATCAGAAACTACAAATACTAGAACAAATATTAATGTTGTTTAATCCTAGTTTAGAAATACAAACAACAGATAACTTTGTTGACTGGACTAGTTTAAGCGTAATAAATTTAGAAAGTATTACATTTAGCAGCAGAAGTATTCCTGTAGGTGTTGACTCAGAGATAGACATAGCTACATTAGGATTTAGTACTCCTATCTTTATATCACCACCAGCAAAAGTAAAACGTCTAGGAGTTATTACAAGTATTATTACAAGTATATTCAACGAAGCAACTGGATCTATTGACTTAGGAATAAGTTCAGGTCAAGGTATACTTGAAAACAATAACTGGACTATTCGTGAAGAAAGAACAACTGTCGGTGCAGACGGAACAGTTGAAACAACAGTCGATAAGGGAGAGTTTCCAAATACCGGAACAGGAGAAATGGACTTTAACGTTAAACGAACATTTGTTCCTGCTGCATTAGGAAGTGCAAATGGTAGTATTGGTATACTAGGATTAGGACTTTATATCAAGGGCGGAAAAGCATACGTTATTGACAAGGGCGAAGTCGGTACTGTAAATTGGAATGGAATATTTGAACAAGTACCGGGATGTTATACTGCCGGTGTAAGTCAGATACGAATTTCAAACGGTGATGGTACATATATTATTGGCTACATAACTGTTAATCCATTAGATCCAACAGAGTTAATTGTCGATTGGGACGAAGATACATTTCCTGCAAATACTGTGTTGACTAGTAGTGCAAGAAATCCTAATAGTTATACTAGCATGGATTACATTATTGATCCTCTACGTTGGAACCCAACTACTAGATTGGTTGTAGGGTTACGTTTACTAATATTAAGCAAAGTGGGCAACGACAACAACGACGACGGAGCAGACGGATGGAAGAGTACAAACAGTCCGTTTGGCGAGTTAGTGGCGGGCGAGAATGATATAATTGAGTGGGATGGCGATCAGTGGAATGTTATTTTTGATGCAAGTGAAAATGCAAATCCTATTTTTATAACTAATCTAGCAACAGGAAGTCAGTATAAATGGACTGGCGAATATTGGACTAAAAGTTTCGAAGGCGAATATTCACAAGGATCTTGGGCGCTGTTTCCATAACGCTAATTATTAGTATGAAAAGTATTGTTTGTTCCGGTGCACTGTTTTATACATTATCCACTAGTAGATTTTTATTACTTCATAGAACGCAATCTAAACAAAACAATGTTTGGGGTTTAGTTGGCGGTACAAATGAAGAACGTGAAACTCCGTGGGAAGGGTTAAAACGAGAAATAACTGAAGAAATAGGGACTATGCCTGATATTAAAAAAGTTATTCCGTTGGAAACATTTATAAGTAACGATGAACATTTTAAATTTCACACATACTTGTGTGTAATTGACCATGAATTTGTTCCTACTTTAAACAATGAGCATGACGGATATGCCTGGGTTAAGTTTGGAAGTTGGCCAAAACCCTTGCATACTGGGTTGGCCAACACTCTTAGACGTAAAGCAAATCAGCAAAAATTAGACACAGTTTTTAAGATTGTTGATTTAATTTCGTAAACTGTTCTTTTAGCCAATCAAAGTCGTTGATTTTTCTTAACGCTTCGATGTTGCCTATATTATCTATACCGTACTGCTTACCTGCATTTGCACCAGCAATACAATAATCGCCAAATTCTTTATCCTTGCCACGAGTACACCAGACGTTTAATCTAAAATCAGTTTCCTCGTCTCGCTGGCCGTCAATGGTTTTTGATGACAATTTTACACATTCTCTAAACGCACTTCTCCAAGTACTAAACGGATCGGTATTAAATTTAGTAATATTGGAAACACGGTTTATAGACTTAAACAATGTAGATATACTTGTAGTCATGTCAGGCTTGGTTGTGTCCATGGTTAGTGTTAACTCTTTAGGTAACAACTTTACTGCACCATATCCGTATACTAAGTTATTAATAGGGTTCAGTGATTTCCAAACGTGAACTGTTTTTTTACTATCAGGGTCGTATGTTGGAATATAGTAATCAAAATTAAAATTATCAATAATCTCGGCATCAGCATCAACAACCCAGATCATTTCAGACGAACAAAGTCGTGCTGCTTCAATATGTGCTTGGTGTATGCCTTGTACTCCGTGTACACGCTTTGCGTTAGGAAATCTTTCTTTTAATTTACTATAATTTGTATCTGCATGTTCTTCGTCTTTGCTTATAAACACAATGTCATAAGTTTTTGGATTGCTTGCTACAATGTCGTATTCTTTCTTTTCTAAATAAAATCTATGTGTTACTTCGTGTTCAATTGCTGGAAGTTTTTTACTCATTAAAGCTACGCCATCGTATGCACTGCCGTTTTTAAAGATGTGATGTATACTTCTTTCAAACCATTGATTGTGTGGAAAATACAAATCAAATTTAAAATTATTTGCAATGTCAACATCATCAGGAATTGACCAAAACATTTCTGTTTTTGAGTTTTGCACTGCATTTAAATAGTCGGCGTAATTCTTTATAATAAACTTATCATAAACAACTGGACCACTTGCAACTATATCCCATTCTTTTCGTTTTGCAATTAATCTGTGTTCTACTTCTTTTTCAGTTAACACTATTTTTTTAGTACACAAAAATAATCCATCAAACGAAATTTCGTCACCGCATTTATGTTTAAACACGTGATTTATGTTTCTATCAAATGTCTCGTGATGACTAAAGTACATGTTTAAATTAAACGTATCAGAGATTTTTATATTATGTGTGCCCATCCAAAACATGTCGGTAGCTGATTTTTCAAGAGCATCTAAATATTGATCATACGTGTCGATAAAAAAGAAATCATACGGCTTAGGATA